GGGCACTTCATAGGTGCCTTTTTGATGGTATAATACTCTCATATACAAGGAGTTTCAAATGCTAAAAACTAAAACTGTAAAGATAGTAAGTGTGAGTGATTGGGATGACTTTGTAATCCTTATCTATGGAAAGCATTACAGTTTTCAGCAACAAGATGGGTGTAAATCAAGAGGGACTGCTTATTTTACTGTTCCAAATCAATATGATGCGGAAGAGTTTGATAGTGAGGCAACTACAATCCCATTTGAAGTTAATGGTGAAGAAATGGGTGTGAGTTTTGAAACTTGGTTGAATACAAATTTGGAGGATACTGCTTCACACTTTGAATCTGATTGGGAGAATAAGTTGTTCTGGGAAAGGAATTTTTATCCAGATGTAAACACAATTGTTTGGGACTTATACAAACGAGGATTGCTTGAAGAAGGTGAATATATGATTGATATTGATTGGTGACTAAAAAGTAAAAATATTCATTTGTATAAATAATAATGTAGTTAACACAGTAGTAGTAAGAATGAAACATAAGCACCATATTATTCCAAGACATATGGGTGGTAGTGATGACCCATCAAATCTTATTGAACTGACTGTGGAAGAACACGCAGAGGCACACAGAAAGTTGTGGGAGCAATATGGTAATATCAAAGATTATTGTGCTTGGAAAGGTTTAGAAGGAACTATTGGTAAAGAAGAGATTGTAAGGTTGCTGATGGACCCAACTGGAAGAGTTCATACAGAAGAAACCAAGAAGAAAATGAGTGAGGCACATAAAGGCAAACCAAAGCATACACCTGAAAGTAAAGAAAAAATAAGTGAAGCAAGAAAAGGAAAGCCTTTGAGTGAGGAGCATAAAAGAAAAATAGGTGAGGCAGGTTTAGGTAATAAAAGATGTCTTGGAAATAAACTAACAGAAGAGCACAAAGAAAAACTTTCTAAAAGTATGAAAGGAAATAAAAATGCTTGTGGTCCTCAAAAAGTTAGTGAAGAAGCAAAGAAAAATAGAAGTGAAGCAACCAAAGAAAGATGGAGAAAATATAGAGAACAAAAAGGATTTGACCCTAACAAACCTATTGATGGTAGATACTCTAAAATATAGTGCCCGCAAGGGCACCTGCCGAAGGCAGTAAGTATAAATACACTTCCCTTTTTATCCAGTTTCCATTACAATAAATATGTAAAGTAATGTAAAGGAGGATATGACTTCTTCTGTTTTACAGACACCCTCCCAATCACAGCGTGGATGGTTTGATGTCCTTGATGATTGGTTGAAAAGGGACAGATTTGTGTTCGTAGGTTGGTCTGGCCTACTTTTATTTCCAACAGCATACCTCGCACTTGGTGGGTGGCTTACTGGTATTACATTTATCACTAGTTGGTATACACACGGTATTGCTTCAAGTTTTTTAGAAGGTTGTAATTTCTTAACAGCTGCGTTGAGTACCCCAGCAGATTCTATGGGTCATTCTCTTCTTCTACTTTGGGGTCCTGAGTCTCAGGGGGATTTCATCAGGTGGTGCCAACTTGGGGGACTCTGGACTTTTGTGGCGCTCCACGGGGCTTTCAGCCTAATTGGTTTCATGCTTCGTCAGTTTGAAATTGCCCGCTTGGTGGGCATCAGACCCTACAATGCCATCGCATTCTCTGGTCCGATTGCTGTATTTGTATCTGTCTTCCTGATGTATCCTCTGGGGCAATCCAGTTGGTTCTTTGCTCCCTCCTTTGGTGTGGCAGCAATCTTCAGGTTCCTTCTGTTCCTTCAGGGTTTCCACAACTGGACTCTCAACCCCTTCCATATGATGGGAGTTGCTGGTATACTGGGTGGAGCACTGCTCTGTGCGATTCATGGAGCGACTGTAGAAAACACATTATTTGAAGATGGCGATCAAGCAAACACTTTCAAGGCTTTTGAACCAACTCAAGAAGAAGAAACCTATTCGATGGTTACTGCTAATCGATTCTGGTCTCAGATTTTTGGTATTGCTTTTAGCAATAAGCGTTGGCTTCATTTCTTTATGCTTTTTGTTCCCGTTATGGGTCTTTGGACATCTTCTATTGGGATTATTGGTCTTGCCCTTAATCTACGCGCTTACGACTTTGTGAGTCAGGAGATTCGTGCAGCAGAAGACCCGGAATTTGAGACGTTCTATACAAAGAACGTGCTTCTTAATGAGGGGCTAAGAGCGTGGTTGGCTCCTGTAGACCAACCTCATGAGAACTTTGTGTTCCCAGAGGAAGTTCTCCCAAGAGGCAACGCACTCTAAAAAATAAATAAGAGGAGTTCTCTGAACTCCTTTTTTTATGCTTCTTATTCTCATTCTTTTCCAACTCTTTGGAATTTTTATGTTTATAATGTCCATTATGCAAGATCTATGATTACTTCTACTACACCACATAAACTTGCGGAGATGATACGTGATACTTGGCCAAACCTTTACAGGCCACCAGTAAAGACTTATAATCAATCAAAAGAACAAGAAAAGAATGTATGATTATTGGGTGGTGACAAATAGAACCACTGGTAGAGTAATTGCTCATTGTGGTGATGAAAAAGATGCTTTGATGTTAGTTGGATTTGATAAAGATAAAAGAACTTATCGCAAGCAAAAGTTTATTCTCGATCAAGTCATTACAGTAACATCAACAACAGACAAACAACTTCCGGGACAACAAGGATTACCTGTAGCAAAAGAAGAACTTCCTCCAGTAAAACTTCAGCAGCAGATATGGTTGCCAGAAGGACAAGGAATCCCAGTTAATGCTAAATAACTTTCAGTTTTATAAGAATTATGAAGTTCACAGTTTATTCTAAAGATGGTTGTCCATATTGCACAAAAGTTCAGCAGGTGCTAGAGTTAGCAGAACTACAGCATGTAGTTTATAAACTTGGTGTGGATTTTAATCGTGAAGAATTCTATGCAGAATTTGGACAAGGTTCTACTTTCCCTCAAGTTATTGCAGATGAAAAACATATTGGAGGATGCACTGATACTGTTCAATTCCTTAAGGAGCAAAGTCTAGTTTAATGAATAGTAATTTTCACGAAGTTTATAACGATGTTGAAAAGGCAATCGATTATGCCTTCAATGGTCAATTTGTTTTGAAGTTTTATGATTACTTAAAAGTTCGTGGAACAAAAAGAATTGAAGTCGAAGAATTTATTGAAAGTTCTACCGCAAACGAACTCAACAATCTTATAATGGATCTTGACGATTATCTTGAAGGTGGTTCTGATGAAATTCATAAACAACTTCGTGAGGGATATGGACATATTCCCAAACCACAAGCAAGAAAAATAAGAAATTACCTTTACGGTATTCTTGAAGATGCCTGGAGATATAATCATGACAAGAGACCAGGAAGGAGAAAGAAGCAAACTAAATAGATTAGAACCTCAAATTAATAGAGGTGTTGAACTATTACTACGCAATAGGAGGAGAAAATCATCAACGCCAAAAACTTTTCAAGTGAAGTTTGGTAAAATGATTTCTCTCTTTCGTAGAGAGTTTCATTTCTTTATAGAATTTCATTTTGATATTAGGAAAAAATAAACTCTCTGGAGAAGAAAAATGGAAACAGCATATGTAATAACATTCGTTACGATGTTCACATTGCTCTTTTTTATGGTAGGAGGTATAATTGGATGGTTAACCTACAGACATTTGTTGGAATCAAAACCTCCATATTTACATCCAGAGTTTTTTGACGAGAATGGGCAGGTAATTCCTGACGAAATAGTATCTGTACGATTTGAAAACGATTACGATTATGACTACGACGAAGACGAAGAGATCAACGATTGAAAAACCAATTGAAACACTTCCAGTAAACCCTTTTGTATTTGAAATTTTAGAATTAGCTTCTAAGCAAAGAAGTAATTCAAAAAAAGTAGAAGTTTTAAAAACATACGAACATGATTCTGTAAAATCAATTTTTATTTGGAATTTTGATGAAACAGTGGTGTCTCTCCTCCCAGAAGGAGAAGTACCTTATGGTGATGTAAACGATCAAAATGTTTACTCTGGAACTCTTTCGGAAAATTTATCTAGAGAGGCAAGAGGTGGAGAGTCTGCAACAGTTCAAGATCTTCAAGGAAGAGGTCGCACTTCTCTTCGTAAAGAATATCAAAATCTTTATCATTATGTTCGTGGGGGCAATAATAACCTTTCAACAATTCGTAGAGAAATGATGTTCATCAATCTTCTGCAGGGTCTTCATCCTAAAGAAGCAGAGGTATTGGTTCTTACAAAAGATAAAAAACTTACTGATAAATATAAAATATCTTTTGAAAATGTCAAAGAAGCCTATCCGGACATTCGTTGGGGAGGACGTTCGTGACAGCAGCAATAGGAGAAAAAGAAAAAATGGCAGAAAATAAAACCAAAGTCAATCGTGTTCTGCCACATGAATATGGATGCGAAGTTTTATTGGAAAATACGAGTATTGATAAAGTAAAAGATCCTTCTTTTCCAAATGATGCTTATTTGATTTGGTATCTTGTTGATGATAAAGAGTGTATTGATTTGGTAAGAGGAACAAGAGTTCGTATCTTTGACATGTATTACGATAAGTATGGTCCAAGTGCAATTCAAAAAATTGATTTTGGATACGGTCGTACTAATCCCAAACTTTGGGGATATAAACAACCAGAAAAGAAGAAAAGAAAATGAGTGCAGGATTTGGTGGTGTTCCTAACGAAAATAGAATTGGAAAGGACGCTAAAATTACAATTGACTTAGACAACATTGATCATATCATAAAGCAATACAAAAAAATTAAAAGATATCAAAAGTCATCTCTGTTCGCTATCAAAACAATGGACGGTACAGAAGACATTGTGAGTTCATTGATTAAGGAAGCGGAGGAGAATCCACTGTAAAATGGGTAAGCATTATCTACTAAACTTGTATGGATGCTCGTTTGTCCTTTTGGACGACGAGCGTTGTCTTATAGACTTATTAGAAAACGCAGCAGCAGCAAGCGGTGCTACTGTGGTTCAGACTATTTCAAAAAAGTTTGAACCACAAGGAGTCACTGTAATTTGCTTGTTGTCTGAAAGCCATATTAGTATTCACACATGGCCTGAAGAAGGTAAAGCAGCAGTTGATGTTTACACTTGTGGTGACTGCAATCCAAAAATTGGATGTGACATTATCATAGAACAATTATATGCTCAAAACCACACACTAAGTTATATTGAGCGTTAACTAAATACACTATATTTGGAGAAATATATGCTCTCTACTCAATATCGTTTACGTCTTGAAGCAATCTGTGAACGAATTGTGAAAGGCGAATCTGTAGAGTTAAGTGATATGATATGGGCAGAAAAACTTGCCAAATCAAATCGTTCTGCTGCAACAATTTTGCGACAAGCAAGAAGACGTGCTGCTAACCCAGATATGCAAGAGGATAGTCTAGATAGTTTTATGAATGCTCTGGATCTTGGAGACCCAGACCCATCAAATCATAGGTCAAGATTTGATGGTGCTGATGATATTGTGGATTTCTTTAGTCAAGACAAATCAGATGATTGGCGAACTAGAGATTAAAACTGTAACAAAAGTTACAGAAGTTTTTGCATAACTATATTAACAGGTCTATAATGACCTTACGTTCATCCCTATGGGACGGAAGTAAGCCGACGCGGAACGGAACGTTCATTCGCTATTCGCAAATAGTGAACGCAAACGCCGACTGAAGGAACGCTCTTTAACCTAAAAAACTAAGGAGAACCCTAATGTCTAAAGTAGTATATCGTGGCATCGAATACGATACTGAAAAGCGTATCGCATATCAGCAACAAATGATGCAACAACCCCAACAGTACAACGAAACCTATCGTGGTGTTAAGTTTGTAAAGGAGGGGCACAAATGAAAAAACTCAACGTGCTTCAACTCATTAAAGAGCAGAAGCAAAAAGAACAACGTCGTCATCAAGCACAACTGGTTAATGTAGGAGCAGGGAAATGATTGCTGTGATTGCTGCCATTACTGGAGCATCAACAGCATTTATTTTCTTAATTTATTTGGAAATCTTATTGCTGAATAAGTAAATATTTTGAGAGAGGGACTTGACTCCCTCTCTTTTTTTATGTATAATTACCTTTGTCGAGGTTGATAAAAATGGATCAAGAAAAGCTTAGGCTAATTGTCAGAAACCTTGAGTCTCTGGTAGAATGTTTAAAGGCAGAGATCAATTCTGATGTGGATGCTTATAAACAAGAACCACAATACGAAGATATTGCTCCTTATCTAGAAGATTACGACGAAGTATTTTATGACGATGAAAATGAATATGCCAACTGATGATTTTGAGTTTATGAAACCAGAAGTAAAACTCATTAGTGTTACTCCTGACGCAGAAAAGCACATGGCATATTGTGCTCGCGTAAGTAACCCCGCAAATCAAGAGAACGAAAAGTTCTCTGGACTACTTAAGTATTGTATTCAACATCAACACTGGAGTATCTTTGAGCAAGCCAGTATGACTGTTGAGATCAATACAACAAGAGGTATCGCAGCTCAAATCTTGCGTCATAGGTCCTTTACATATCAAGAATTTTCGCAACGATATGCTGATGCCAACCTCCTGAATAAAACTATTCCTCTTCCTGAACTTCGCCGTCAGGATACTAAGAATCGTCAGAATAGTATCGATGATATTCCTGACTACCTACGCCTGACTCTGACAGAAGACATTCGCGTTCATTTTGAGCAGGCTCTACGCCTCTACAATCGCCTTCTGGAGAAAGGAGTGGCAAAGGAGTGTGCAAGGTTCGTGCTGCCCTTAGCGACCCCCACAAGACTCTATATGACTGGCTCTGTAAGGTCGTGGATAACATACATTGCTCTTCGCGAAAAAAATGGAACACAAAAAGAACATATGGATATTGCTAAACTTTGCAAAGAAATTTTATGTGAACAATTTCCTACAACTGCTGAAGCCTTAGGTGGACTTGATAATGAATGGAACTTATAATATAAATATATAAGTAGTTAAACTCATTATTATGGGAAGGAAATCAAGTTTATCTGTTGGTGATAAAATAGGTGCCTTTACTATATTAGAAGTATTACCAACAAAATCAGGGAACCACTCCAAAGCAATAGTATTGTGTGATTTTTGTGGTAAACAAAAAAAGATGTCATCACAAAGCATTAAAAACAAAAACTCCTGTGGTTGCCAACAGAGAAACTCTAGTGAATGGAAAAATAGTAGTGGAGCGTATAATAAAACTTGGCAGTTACCTTTAGGAGAGGCAGCTAAAAATAATCTTTACTATCAATACAAAAAATGTGCAGATAAAAGAAAATATTCATTTAATTTGACGAAGGAAGAATTTTGTCAAATAGTAGTCAAACCTTGTCATTATTGTGGTAGTAAATGTCAAAGTGTGATAAAAGGACAAGGAAAAACTAGTGGTGATTTTTATTACACTGGTGTTGATAGATGGAATAACTCCATTGGATATACTAGACAAAATTGTGTTCCTTGTTGTAAAATCTGCAATAGTATGAAAAATACTTTAAGTGAAGAAGATTTTATTTCTCATATTAAACAAATATTATCCTACTTGGGTAAATGCTCTGAGTGTGTGGATGCACCATCTATTACTATTGAATAAATATCCTTACATACAATGGAGGAGTAACATTGGCAACATATCCAGTTTATAATAAAGTTACTGGTGAACAAAAGGAAGTAACAATGTCTGTTACTGAATGGGACCAGTGGAAATCAGACAATCCTGACTGGACAAGAGATTGGAGTGATCCATCAACATGTCCATCTGCAGGAGAGATTGGTGAGGTCTATGACAGACTTAAGAAGTCTCATCCAGGATGGAATGATGTTCTTCGCAAAGCATCAAAAGCACCAGGTTCAAAAGTAAAACCAATTTAATTTTTTTATATGGCAAGAAGAAGAAAAGAGGATCAACCAATTGGCGTTGGAATGACTGCTAAACAAATGAAGAGGAAGAAGCCAATTAATCTTGATTTGATGAGAGACATTGAACCTCTTACTGACAATCAAAAACTTCTATATCAAGCATACGAAAAAAATCAAAACATTGTTGCTTATGGATGTGCAGGAACTGGTAAAACATTTATCACTCTCTACAATGCTCTTCAAGACGTTCTAGATGATAGAAGTCCTTATGAAAAAATTTATATTGTAAGATCTCTCGTCGCTACTCGTGAGATTGGTTTCCTTCCAGGAGATCATGAGGACAAGTCTTCTCTTTATCAGATTCCTTATAAGAATATGGTAAAGTATATGTTCCAAATGCCAGATGATGCATCCTTTGAAATGCTCTATGGTAATCTAAAAACCCAAGGAACAATTAGTTTTTGGAGTACTTCTTTTATTCGTGGTACTACCCTTGATAATGCAATTGTAATCGTTGATGAATTTCAAAACTTGAATTTTCATGAACTTGATAGTATCATTACTCGTGTAGGTGAAAATAGTAAGATTATGTTCTGTGGTGATGCCACTCAATCTGATCTTATTAAGACGAATGAAAAGAATGGAATCATTGACTTCATGAAAGTTCTTCGTGTTATGCCTTCAATTGATATTATTGAGTTTGGAGTGGATGATATTGTTCGCTCTGGATTTGTGAAGGAATATATTCTCGCTAAAATGGAAGTTGGTGTTTAATGTTTAATCATTGTAATTTTTTAGGTGATCTTGAACTAGAAAAGAAAGAAACAAATGGCATCCGCTTGTACAATCTTCCTGATGGTCAGTGGGTGCCATCTATTACATCAGTAACTTCTTTCTACAATAGACAGATCTTTGTTGAATGGAGAAAGAGAGTAGGAGAAGAAAAGGCAAACGCTATTACAAGAAAAGCAACTGCAAGAGGAACTGATTTTCACCAAGTCTGTCAAGATTATCTTGAGAACAAGGAACTGAATTGGGATAATTATCAACCCATGACAAAGTTCATGTATGTTCATGCAAAACCTTATCTTGATAAGATAAATAATATTCATGCAATTGAAAGAACTCTTTATTCCGAATACTTAGGACTCGCAGGACGAGTTGATTGTATTGCTGAATATGATGGAGAGTTAGCAGTCATTGACTTTAAGACTTCAGAAAAAATCAAACCAGAGGAATGGATTGAAAACTATTTTGTTCAAGAGACATTCTATGCTGCTGCTTATTACGAACTGACTGGCCAAGTTGTTAAAAAACTTATTACACTAATGGTTACTCCTGGTGGGGAAGTAAAAGTATTTGACAAAAGAAATAAAGGGGATTATATTAAACTATTAGTTCGTTATATTAAAGAATTTGTACATCACAATACTAGGTCAGATGGAGAATGAATTAGAGAAAGCATTAGAGAATAAGTTCTTTTGTCCATCACGTTTTGCTCAAGAGATTGAGAATCTTGTACAAGTAAACGTTGAGATGAATTATATTGATGCGATTATCTATTTCTGTGAACAGAACAACATTGACTTGGAATCAGTTCCTAAACTCATCTCAAAACCACTGAAAGAAAAGATTAAGTATGAGGCAATGGAACTTAATTTCCTTAAGAAAACTTCCCGTGCTAAATTAGTTTTTTAATGATGCCGTTTGATGCTTATCGTGAGTACCTTGCTCTAAAGAATCACTTTACTAAAGATAGTTACGATTATCACAAGTATTGTGGAAAGAGTAGAGCAACGGTACGGTCTTTTTACAAACGTAAAGATCGTTTTTGGTTTGAAAAAATTGCAAGACAAAAATCAGACAAAGAAGTTGTAGAATTTTTTGTTGCTAACTTTGTATCTTGTCCTGATCCAGAAACACTTTGGATTGGTGAGATGATTAAAGATGGTGAAGAAAGATACCAGAATTGGCAAAAGAAAATTCAATCATTGTCTTACGTTTTCAGAGAAGAAAGTCAATCTCTTTTTGAGGAAAATAAATTTGAAGATATTTTTAAATGTTCAAAAGGACATCCTCCTCTTCTAAAGAAACATCTAAGTGGAAAAGTATCATTGGAAACAATGGTGCTTTTTGATAAGATCTTTGCATATTCAAAAAACTTTGACAAGAAACTTCAAGATCCGGTGTGGGAAACCATAAGTCGTAGAATTAAAAAATATAATCCGTTTCTAAATATTGATGTATTTAAATTTCGTAAAATCTTGAAAGAAATTATTTTGGAGGATCGATGAGTTTCTTTAGTTCCGAAGTCGTTCGTGCAGAGATGACTGAAATTGCAGAACTTCAAGAACAGATCTATAACAATGTGTTCAAGTTTCCTTCTATGAGTAAAGAGGAAAAACTTGAGCATGTTGAAGTTCTAGAAACTCTTTTAGATAAACAAAAAGTTCTTTATACAAGAATGAGTCTGTCTGATGATCCTGAAGCAAAAGAAATGAAAGAACGTATTGTTAGTTCTGCTATTATGATGGGTATGCCTCCTGGTACTGATATGAATATCATTCTTAATAATATGTCTAAAATGCTTGATCTGATGAAGCAGCAGATTGACAAAACAGGTTCTGACCTGTAAAATAAATTGGGCTAGACAATCCCTTAAGCAAAGTCCAAAAGCCAAATCCTACTAATACGGAGAAATCTAATGAGCTTTTCTGACCTTAAAAAACAATCCAAACTGGGTTCTCTCACTTCTAAGTTGGTAAAAGAAGTTGAGAAGATGAGTACAACTTCTGGAGGTGCTGATGAGCGTCTCTGGAAACCTGAAATGGATAAGACTGGTAACGGTTTTGCAGTTATCCGTTTCCTTCCTGCCCCTGAAGGAGAAGAACTTCCCTGGGCAAAAATGTATTCCCATGCTTTCCAAGGTCCTGGTGGTTGGTATATTGAGAACTCTCTGACTACGATTGGTCAGAAAGATCCCCTTGGTGAATATAACCGCGAACTGTGGAACAGTGGTTCTGAAACAAATAAAGAAACTGTTCGTAAACAGAAGCGTAAACTGTCTTACTACAGCAATATCTACGTTGTAAAAGATCCCGTCAATCCTGCAAATGAAGGTAAAGTCTTCCTGTTCAAGTATGGCAAGAAGATCTTTGATAAGATCATGGAAGCAATGCAACCTGAGTTTGAGGATGAAACTCCTATCAATCCTTTTGACTTCTGGCAGGGTGCTAATTTCAAACTCAAAATCGTAAAGAAAGATGGGTATTGGAACTATGACAAGTCAGAGTTTGGTTCTGTTGAGCCACTACTAGATGATGACGATGCTCTAGAAGCCCTCTGGAAGAAAGAGTATTCCTTGACTGCTATCACTGCTCCTGACCAGTTCAAGTCCTATGAAGAACTTGAGCGTCGTATGAATATGGTTCTAGGTATCAAAGGTTCTTCTCCTGCTCGTTCTCGTGCAGTTGCTGAACAAGAAGATGAACTTGAAGAGTATACTCAAACTCCTACAGTTCAAGATCGTGTAGTGGAAGAACTGGAACAATCCTATGCTCGTTCTAAGTCTCCTTCACTTCCCCAAATCTCTCAAGACGATGATGAGGATGATGCTCTTTCTTACTTCCAAAAACTTGCAGAAGATTGATTAAGAGTAGAGTCTAATATTATCTCCCTTCTTTAAGGTAGCATTCACATATTGAATGCTACCTTTTTTGTAAGGCATAATATCTTCAAGATCATTAAATACAACATTCAGGTATCTAGGTTTAAGAACAAAGATATTTCTCTTATCATCTTCTATTTTTGATTCATATTCATAGTTGGTGATAGGAGTTACTACTTGTGTTGATGGAATGGTTTGATAATACCCTAAACCATCATCATAAAACTCATAGTAATAGGCATTACCAACTCCAATATTTCCTTCTATAGTAAATAAAACTTCTTCTGTTCCATTGATTGTTGGATCTGCAACTGCAGGAATAGATGGTAATTCATAAGTAAACACAACAGCAATATCATCGAATGGAGCCAAGACTGAAGTTACTACAAATCTACCATTAAACACAGACTCTGATACATTGTTTATACTTACTTGGTCTCCAACTCTTAATCCTTGAATACCATTGTTTAGAGTTACCGTGACAGTTGTGGATGCAACACCTGCACTACCTGCAAAGATTTGACTGACAGATGTCTTAGTTACTTGAATAAAGTTTCCATTAGTTCTCCATGTATTTGGAGTTCTCAG